GAGCTCCGGAGGGGGAGGGGGTACCCCGAGGTTGAGCTCTCGTGTGCGTGCGTGTATGTGTGCGCCATGCATGCGTGTGTGCGCGCAGCTGCGTGTGTGCATGCGTGTGTGTGCGCGGGTGTGTGCGGGCATGCGAGGGGGCAGGGGGGGGCCCAAATCCGGTTTCCGTCACCAGCCCCCGATTGGTGTTACCAATCCGCGCAACATTTTGAACTCCTCCCAACAACCCGCTAAACTCCTCCAATGGCCCTAAGCGCTAAGAAGGTTCAGGCTCTGGAGTTCCTACAGGGTGGGATGTCGATTCCCAAAGCAGCGGAAAAGGTGGGAGTCAGGCGTGAAACGTTGTGGAACTGGACCAAGGATCCCGAGTTTAGTGCTGAGCTCACCCTGTATAAGTCTAGTAGTCCCGGCAAGGAGGCTCTGGATCTTGCGGTAGTGGAGGCTGTGGAGACTTTGAGGGGTGTTTTGAGGGATGAGGAGTCTACGCCCAGGAATAAGATTGATGCTGCCAAGGTGATTCTAGAGCGAGCCAAGAGTTTTTCGCCTGACGCCATGGTGAAGATGAGGGGAACTATCAGCGATATGGATAAGTGGTTTTCGGCGGCGATAGATGACTAAGAAGCCTGGGAAGGACGTACAGAAGCTTTTGTCTAACCCTGAGGAGTTTATTTCCAGGCTGTGCATAATGAACAAGCACAGGCAGAGGTTGTCCCGTTTTGAGATGAACCTCCCGCAGCAGCGGCTCTTGGGTGTTTTGGAGAATCACAACCGTGTGGTGGTTCTAAAGGCCCGTCAGTTGGGTGTGAGCACCCTGACGAGAGCTTGGCACTTCTGGAAGGCGTACATGTCTGATCAGCCTACGCAGTACGCTGTGATTTCCCATACGCGGGATTCTGCGGAAGAGCTCCACCGGATGGAGAAGACTTTCTATGAGAACCTGCCAGCTCCGCTGAAGAGACCGCTTGCAAGGTCATCGACCAAGACCCTGAAGTTTGAGGACAGTGGTGCGGAGCTGCGGACGTATACGGCTGGTGGAAAGGGTGGGACGAGATCGTATGCGATGAACTCTGTGCATCTTTCTGAGTTTGCCTTTTACGAGGACCAGGAAGAGACCATGGCTACGGTCATGGCTGCAGTGGGTGAGGGGCAGATCGTGATTGAGAGCACCCCACATGCTCATGGGGACATGTTCCATGATCTGGTGAGGGGGGCGATGGATGGGGAGAACGGGTGGGAGTTGGTCTTCTTCCCGTGGTTCGTCCATCCCCAGTACCAGGACGAGGTGCCTGGCTGGTATGTACCCAACGTGAGGGAGTCGTCGCTTCTGAAGGAGCATGACCTTTGCATTGAGCAGTTGTTTTGGAGAAGGAAGCAGCTGAAGACTTTGGGAACTGAGAAGTTCATTCGGGAGTATCCCTCCACAGTTGAGGAGGCCTTCCGTTCTACAGGGCAGGCCTTCTTTGACCATGAGTCACTGGAGAAGATCGAGCCGCTGAATCTTGGGAAGCATGAGCATAGGGAGTATGCGAAGCCTGTGGAGGGTGATTCGTATGTGATTGGTGTGGATGTGGGGAGTGGGTTGGGAGGAAAGCATGACTTCTCTGCTGTGAGCGTGGTGAGCGTTTCTACAAGGCAGCCGGTTTACCACTACATTTCCAATACAACGCCTCCATCGCAACTGGCGGATCGGATTGTGAGTCTGTGGGACAGGTACAACTACCCGAGGGTGATTGTTGAGGCGAATGGGAATGGTCAGTGGGTGATTCACCGGCTTCGCGAGATGAAGGTAAGGAATCTCTTCAAGGGCGAAAATGGCCGGGATTTCCGCACCACGGTTAGAACGAGGCCTCTGATCTTCAATGCACTAAAGGCTGTTGTGGACAGCGATATGCTTCACTCCCTGGATAAGGAGGTAGTGGAGGAGTTCAAGAGCATTGTCTATTTGAAGGACAAGCCGCAGGCGCCGAAGAAGAAGCACGATGACGTGACTATTTCTATGGCGCTGTGCTACTACTATCTTGAGAAGATCCCTCTAACGGTGTCCCATTCCGTGAAGAGGGCCATGATGGACAAGCATATTGATAGTATGCGGGCTAAGCGTTGCCACCGGATAGTGCCTTGGGATGTCACGGGTGGTAACGGAAAAGGTGGGTGGAGATGAAGCCAGCGGACCTGCAAAGGATTCTTGAGGACCATGAGACCTACTGGGGCGATAGGCGCCAGGAGCTCTTGAGGTACAAGGCCGCCTACGAGATGGACTTCTGGGATGAGAGCCCATTGAATGGAGACTCCACCCAGATCCGGATTCAGACGAACGACGGCTATGGGTATATCGAGTCCTTCCAGGCCAGTTTGTTCGCCAAGAACCCTGCTGTGGTGGTGAAGCTTGGCGTAATGGGGAAAGGGGATAAGAAGAAGAGCGAGGAGATTATCAATGCGTTTTTACTACAGAGCAGAAGCGAGATTGAGAATGCGTCCAGGATGGCGCTTATCTATCCGAACTCATTCCTGAAGCTGACCCCAACGAAGAGGGACAGTATTTATGAGAGGGTGGTTCCGGTGGCTGTGCCTCCATGGCAGATCATCGTGGACACGGACGCCTCCAGGTGGGACCTGCAGCGCTATGTCGGGCATGTCTACTGGATGACGGTGCCTGAAGCGGAAGACAAGTTTGGCGGGAACTTCGCTGAGATTGGCGAACGCATGAAGGACTTCTTCGATGAGTCTGGTACGGACTCGTCCTTTGGCTACGCAAAGCCCCTGGGCGTGAACCAGTCGGAACCCGAGTCTCCGATGTTCAAGTATGTGAAGATCGTTGAGATGTACGACCTGATGGAGGACAAGCTCTACTGGTGGTGTCCGGAGCGTGGAGACGCCTGGCTGGATTCAGCGGAGTTCATTCCTATCCAAGACTACGAGGAAACCCCTTTCCCGCCGATCATCCCCTTCTACTACAACCGGATTCCCGACAAGCCCATGATTGGGTACTCGGCAATCAAGCGGGTGTATGACCAGCTGTACGAGATGAATATCATCCGCTCCTTCCAGGCCAATGCGGTGAGGAAGGCGTCTAGGCAGTGGCTTGTCAAGAAAGGCGCGATGACCGACGACGAGATGTCGAGAATAACCAGTGGGATCGACGGGCTTTTCGTGGAGGTAGAGACCGATGAGTCACTGGATTCCATCATCCGACCCGTACCTCATGAGAATCTGCCTCTTGAAGTCACTCGCTACATGCAAGAGATCCAGAGTGATAAGGACAAGGGAAGCATCACGGCGCCCTTTACAAGGGGTGAGGTCACGAAGGCGACGGCAACTGAGGTCGCTGCGCTGGCGGCTTATACGACCTCTGAGATTGGGCGTATGGCTCGCGAAAGAGATGCGGCAATCGAGCTCATGGGGAGAATCTACCTGATGATGCTTGCTGTCTTCATTGGCGAGGAAAAGCAACCGACTCTTGCCATCCTGGATGGAAAGGCAGCCACGGTGAAGCCGGATGACATCAACGGCGACTTCCAGGTCTTCGCGGCAGATCAGGCTTCAACGCCTATCTCGGAAGCCATCAAGAACCAGAGACTGCTGTCAAACATCCAGATTCTGCAGGCGCTGGGGGTTCCGAACAACAAGCTTCTGAAGGAGATCGTGAGGACCCTGGGCCTTCCGGAGGACTTCATGGAAGACATGCCGGTGCAACAGCCCGGTGTGGGCGTGCCTGGCGCAGCAAGTCCGGAGCCAAGTGGTCCCATGCAAGCCCAGGAAGCTATTTCCAATCCCTCGCCCGGAAACGTGTCTGACATGATTCTTGGCGGTGGCGTGGGATTCACCCAGTAATGCCCTTCAAGAAGTCTGGAAAAGGCTACGAGTCTCCTTCTGGGAAGAAGTACTCGAAGAAGCAGGTGCAGACCTACCACGCGACCAAGGGCTTCAAGAAGAAGGTCAGAAAGAAGAAGTAATGCCTTTGTTTGACTACGATTGTGGCGAGCACACACACGAAGTGTTCTTCAAGGCCGGACAGAAAGTGTCCGACTTCGCGGAATGTCCCCACTGTCAGAAGACTGCAGTAAAGAAACTGAGCGCTCCCGCCTATACCCCAGGCCGGTGGGGAGACCAGACGGGGAAATACGGGGTGAACGGCTTCTTTGACAGGGGCTTGGGCGCCACCTACCACACCTCCATGGAGAGGGAGAAGCTCATGGAGGCCAAGGGCCTTGTGTCCCTGTCGGACTTTGATGACAACTATGTGGAAGACAAGGCGCAGGAGACGATTGCACACCAGACCATGCAGGACGCTAACCTCAAGGAATACAAGGAAAACGTCCAGAAGTTTGGTGGTGACAAGGCAAAGGCGATAGGCGAGACATTCAGTATTGAGAAGATGGAGAAACAGGGAACCCTTACAAGCGAGTAATCATGGCCCAGTTCGTACCCCCAGCACCTGACCAAGCACCCATGGCACCCCTTCCGCAGGAGCAAGAGCTCGCCATTGCGGCAGCCGGTGTGGACGAGCAGAGAGATGAGACCTTTGCGAACCTGGCGCCGGAAGGAGATTTCGCCGTGGAAGACATCAATGACCTTGTGGGCGCGCTAAACGGTGTATTGCCTTTCTTTGAGGTCGAGCCCTACCCCATCTTTTCAGACGACTTCGATGGGGTCTTTCCCCCTGACTTTGTGAAGCAGCTGACCATGGTCTCGGAAGCGGCTGCCGATGCAGGGCTTGAGAGGCTCAGCTTCGAGGTCTCGGAAGCAGAAGACAACGATGACCTTGAGGCCATTGCAGCAAAGTTGGATGTGCTGTCCAACAACCAGAGCTTCAAGACCTTTCTACGCACCGAGTCCAGGCCGCAGCCCGCAGAAGAGGTGGTTGTGGAAGAGGAACCTGTGATTGAAGAAGCACCTGTACCGGAAGATGTTTTACTACAACGCATTTAGGAGCACCCATGACGGACACGCCCAGCGAAACACAAGAAGCCGCAGCCGCAGTTGAGACCCCAGAGGCCCCTACCCAGGACACGCCCGCCCCAGAGCCGGAGGTTGCGCTGCAGGAAGCAGAGGCAGACATTGAGGAAGTCGCCTCCGCAGAGCTTAGCGGGGAAGTCTTCGAGTCCGAGGAGGACTACAAGGGAATCAACTACAAGGAAGTAGTGGATGAGCTGCCCGATGACGCAAAGAAGATCATCCACAACCTGCGGCGGTCTTTCACCAAGAAGACCATGGACATCGCGGAAGAGAAGAAGCAGTACGAGAACGCCAAGGCCTCTCTGGAGGCACAGCGCAAGAGCCTGATGGACTCAGACTTCTTCAACGAGGTGCAGGAGAAAGCCCAAAAGGAGATCTCCACTTTCGACCCATTCGACAACAAGTCCTTTGAGGAGCGCATCGAGAAGGAAGTGGCCCAGCGCATGACCGAAATGCTGGAGCCCATGCGGAAGGCACAGGTTCTTCAAGAGCAGCAGATTCGCTTTCAGCAGTTCAAAGATGCCCACCCCGACTTAGACGAGGTGAAGCAGGACGTGGCAGATCTGCTGGTTGCAGACAAGCACCTCAACCTTGAGCAGGCCTACTGGCAGGTAAAAGGCAAGAAGCTACACGACGAGATGGAGAGCCAGGCGAACGAGTTGTCCAAGTACAAGAAGGCTGCCAAGGCTGCAGGCCTGAAGATTGGCGGCGCCTCCCGTGGCAGAACCAATGGGATTCCAAAGCACGTCATGGACCAGGACGACCCGGTAGCCATCTACAACTGGCTGAAGTCGAACAAGAAGAAGACAAAGATTTAGACTTGCTTGCCCAGATGCCGAGTCTTTGCTAAGGTCTTCGTGAAGAGAAGCCCCCCCAGGGACAAGGCCAACTTCCGACCCGCGTTCGCGGATAATCGAAGTTATCGCTTTTCATCTACCGCATTTCGCGGGTAGGGGTTTCTACAATGGCTGTCCAGAACGACATCCTGAGCTCAACCGCTCGGGCACGATCCAAGAAAGCCGTTGACTCTCTCTTCAAGACGGTGCCGCTTCTCGATCATATTCGAGGGGCCGGTGGCGTTGAGATTATTAATGGGGGTCAGCGCATCACCCGCGCTGCCATCTTGGCAGAGCATTCCAACATCACACAGCTTGCCACTGGCTATGAGCCGGTATCCGCTTCTGTTGCTGACGTTCTCCGGTCTCCGGAGTACGAGTGGTGCGATTTCGTCGCGCCCATCGTCATCACCAAGAAAGAGGAACTGTCCAACAAGGGCGAGAACGCTGTCATCTCTATTGCCGATGCACGCATGAAGGCGGTCATGGGCATGCTCAAGCGGGAATGGGAACTCCAGTCCGTGCGAGGGACCAGCACCGTTCTCACCGAAATGCAAACTCTGAACGGTGTTGACACCGCGACGGGTTGGTTGGAAGAGGGCGCCTTTGGAACAGGTCAGGGCAATACGGTCGGTGGTCTCTCCAAGGCTACCTACCAGTCACAGAACTGGAACAACCAGCGCTTCAACGTGGCGGCCAACTTCGCCCTCAACGGCCTGGACGGAATGACGGAGCTTATGATCCAGTGTCAGATTTACGCGCCCGAGGGTAGCGTGGACCTGATTCTGTCGAGCCCGACTTCCTATCGGTTGTACAAGAGCTTCCTGCAGGCGCAGGAGCGGTACACCCCGAAGGAGACCGTGCTTGATGGTGGGCGTCTTGCGCTCGCTTTCAATGGCGCCCTCATGTATGTGGAGAACAACCTCGGCAATGCCGTTGGGGCCAACACTCCCTCCATGTACTTCCTCAACAGCAACTCGATGAAGATTGTCTTTGATTCTGAAGCCAACTTCACGATGTCGGACTTCCAGTTCAAGAGCGGCTACGCAGCGCGTGAAGCTCATGTCTTTGTCCGGACTCAGCTGGTTGCTGACCACCTCGCGAGCCTTGGCTTGCTGTACAACGCGGAGGCGTAGTCATGTCTTTCGGACACTTGAATCATGGAAAGTCTCCCCTTGAGGTAGCGGGGGTTACTGGGCAAGAAGCGGACATTGTGTCCTTTGCTTGTGCAGAAGCCGTCACCGTTGGTGATTGGGTTGACTTGGACTCCTCTGAAACCGGGGCGGTTCGTGCGAACACCGTTGTTCAAGGTAACGGCACCGGTCTTTGCATCGGCGTTGCTTTGGAGACTGTCTCGGCAGCAACGGTTACCGCTGGTGGTGCCAGGGTGCGCGTATGCGTATCTGGCTACTGCGAGGGTGCCCTGACCGATGGAAGCCTAGACGCTGCAGGGAACACCCTGCGACCTGCAGCAGCAGGCGCTTGCATGAAGGGCGCCCCCACCAACGCACTGCCCATTATTGGGATCGCGCTGGAAAGCGATGGTGCCACTACGGCAGCAGACGTGTACATCATTCGTCGCTACTAAGGCACAGGCCCGTCAATACGGGGGCGGGCATCCTTCTCGGGTGCTCGCCCCTTTTTCTTGAGGAAACTACATGGCTGTTTCTTGTACCAGACAAGGGATCACAATCACTGATCAGCTTCTGTTCGATACAGACGTTGATGAGACAGCAGAGACAGACTACTTCGCGGGAAGTGCTGTCCTTTACAGCATCCGCATTGAGAACTCAGGGGCGCTGGCGTGGGTGAAGCTCTACGACAATGCTGCCCCCACGGTGGGAACCACTCATCCTGACTACATCCTGCAGGCAGACGCAACGACCAACCTGACCTGGACGATTGTGGACGGCTTTGCCATGTCCTACACAAGCGGGGCAGCAACGAACTCAGCGGGCACAGCCGGAACCACCACCCCGGCAGGCACCGTGAAGATGTATGCGGTGGCGAGGTAGATAATGGCACTCACCAAGACAACCGTTCGCTCCTCGCCAGGCAGTAGATACATCGTCCAGACGGAGGCTTCTGCGACTGCCGACAACGCGGTGGCTGGCACCTCTGGCACGCTGCTCCAGGCTGACATCGACAACACGGGAAACCTCTCGGCTGTCTACCTGAAGCTCTACAACAACGCGAGCCCAACCGTGGGAACCACGGCACCGGAGTGGGTATTCAAGTGCCCAGCCCAGGTGCGTCGGATTTTCAGTTGTGTACCAGGAAGCACCTTTGCCACGAACCTGAGCATGGCTTGTGTCACGAATGGTGGCACCGCAGGCACGGTAAGCCCAGCCAACCCGGTGATCGTCAGACTGCTTCTGAACGTCTAAGGAGACACCATGAATCTCGTTGAACTGAGGCAGATGGTCGGCTCCATTGTGGACTACGACCCGGATGTCCAGACCTATAGAGAAGAGGTGGAGCGCATCATCAATGAGCTCTATCTGGACTTCTACACAGATAGGCCCTGGAAGTTCGCACAGAAGACCGTAGAGCAGCAGATCTACATGGACGTGTCAGACGCTGCAGCTGGCATTAGCCTGGGTTCCTCAACCGTGACGAGCACCGCAAACACCATCTTCCTGGATTGGATGGAGGGGCATATCGTTGAGATCAGCGGAAGCACTTCAGATGATGGGGAGTACACCATCCAGAAAATCGTGGCTGCCGGGTCTGCCATTGTGGGCGGGTTCAGCGGCTCAGTTGCCGAGACAGTCACCATCACGGTGAAGCAGCGCTATATCGACATGCCTGCAGACTGCTCAGAGGTTCTCTCCATCGGCTTGAGGGATCCCACCCAGTCTCCAACCACGCAGTTTGATTACCTCTCTCGCGCAGACGATGAGATGCTTAGCCTGCTCTTGAGTTCCACCGGCCTGCCCACCAACTGGCTTCTTCACGACGACACCCGCGTCACCGCGCCAGTAACTACACCCACCCTGGAAGAAGATGCTGGAGCCACCTTCACGGAAGTGGGCACCTACTACGCATTGGTCGCCTTTGTTCACAGGAACAAGATCAGCGCAGTTAGCCAGGCGACGAGTCTTGATGTCACCACAACAGGTGGATTCAATCTGAACGCTATCGGGCTGCAGGGAACGGGGGCGAACTCAGGGATATTCAAGCGCCTCTATCTACGCACCCCCTCTTCCAAGGCCTTCTACAAAGTCAGCAACAACGATGTAGCGGAAACCCCCCTTCTTCTGAACACCCTTACCCTACAGGCAGACTACCTTTCGAGTGGGCAGCGGGTTCTGGGGAACGGTGGTCTCTATAAGCGCGTTCGCCTCTACCCCAGACAAGACACCAACTACAAGGTGCAGATTCGCTATGTCGCGAGACCCACGCGCCTTATCGAGGAGACAGACGTTCCGCGCTTTCCCACCGACCACCACAGGTATCTGGTCTACAGGGCATGTCAGGAGCTCTTCGTCAAGCACGACAATACAAGCAACTCGGATCTCTACCGTAGAAAAGCCGACACCGAGATGCTCCGCCTGGAGAACAACTACCTCTCTGAGGGTGCGGGCTACTGGGTAAAGAAGGGCTTTCAGCGGAGACGGGCGATCTACCGAACTGCTACATCGTTGACGACGAGCAACTAAGGTGAAGGTAGACAAGACCATAGCGGTGCAGCCGGTTAGCGGGATTGTTGAAACCCTGCCTCAGCCCAAAGAGGGGGTGACCAAGCTTGAGAACGTCACGGTAGATGAGTTCACCGGAGGCTGGGACAACCGCATTGGGTACGAGAAGTTCTTCCCAGCTGAAGACCTATACGGGCCGTTCAGCAACCAGGGGCGTGTGCATAGCCTCTACATCTGGCCCACCCACGGAGGTGCGCGGACATACCACCTCTTCGAGGCAGAG